TAAATCTAGTAGTGTGTTTAATACTAAATCCTTTAAAGCCCATGTCTTTACTTAGTTGCTCACATGCATCTACTTGATGTTCGTTGTGTGCAAATACTAGCATATCCCATCTTGCATCTCCGCCTGCCTGTATAAATGTTTGTGCATTTTTTAGAATCTTATTAAAGTCTGTATTAATTCTGTATAGTGAATGAGTATCTCCTAAGCCATCAATACCAAATACAATCTTTACTCCTGCTTCTGCAAGTCCTTTGAACCAACTTGAAGTTCTAGCACTTCCGTTAGTGTGCATTTGTAAAGTCATTTCAGGATTATGCTTACGTAAGTATTGCATTATGCCTAGAGTATCTTTGGCCATAATAGGATCGCCTAAGTTGCCACACATATTTAAAAACTTTAGTTGCTGTACAAAACTTATAGGAAACCACTCTATAAAAGTAGCGTAACTAATTTCTGTAAGATCTAATCCGTCAAGTTCTGGGCCTCCGTTGACTCTTCTTGGACACATAGGACAACGTGCTTGACACCTAGTTGTAACTTCTAAATGTATTGACGTTATGTCTTCGTAGTTATACATTATACATTTCCTATAATCATAAATCTCTTATACTTTGGTAACTCTAATTCATGTGCCGCATCAATATCTATATTACATGTTTTTTTAAATTCTTCTAACGAGCTTACACAATTAACATGTTCGTCTAACTCATAATAGTTATTACTTTGCAATATAACCTTTGTTCCTTTAGGAACTCTGTCTAACCAAGTTTTATATTGTGTAGGTGTAACGTGTTCGCAACTTGTGTTAATAACAAAATACGGATCAGTTGTGTACTCGTACTTGCACATATCTTCTGTTACTGCTTTAAAACGTCCTGCCATCTCTTGACGCTTGTTAACTGTTGATGCAATTTTTTCACAGGCGGGGTCAATATCGATACTAGTAATATGTTTAGTTCCTAGGTCACTGTTAAACATCATACTAGCAAGTATACCATTCCAGCCTCCAAAGATAACTATATCAGCGTTAGCAATATGGGCTCTGTTTTCCATTTTTTCAATTAGCCAAGACTTGGATTGGAGTTGGCCTCCCCATAAACTTTCTAAGGTACGATCTCTGTCTGCACTATTGCGAATAGCATCTGCCCAAAACTTTATGTCTTGAATATCAATCTTCATCGTTTTCCTTGTAATTTTAAATTAAGCGAAAAGTTCTCTACTAATAGTTTAGTCACAGTTGCCATCATTATCTCAGGCTCTGGCGTTCTTTGATGTATTTCCAATACGTAACTAGCCATTAATAAAAACGCTTGTTCTTCATTAATATTAAGTTCGCCCCAATCTATAGGGTCAATACTTTCAGACTCCATTGCTAGTGTTGCTAGGTCTTTGATGCTTAAATTAGTCATGCTACTACCTTTGGTATTTTACTATCTGCACTACTTACACATGTAGCAGTTACACATTTAGATGGTGTCTTAAACAGCGTAAAACCGTCTTGTAGCGTACCTAGTGGTTCATCGCTACAACTATATGCTCTCTTAACTTCATTGCCACGTATGATACAACTCTGATAGCCTGCATTGCATTTCCACCCTTCAAATTTATTAAACCCGTATGCATTTAATCGCTCTGCTTGATCTATAAAATACGTAGAGCCACTAACATCAGTCAATCTAATTTGATAAACTTCTTCTCCGTTCCATTCTTGCGGGAACCCTTTTTGCATTTTTTCGATTTGGTCGGTAGTATATCCATCGATGATAAACGAGGCGGTAGGATCAGATTGGGGTTTGAGAGTAACATTAATGCCTCTGGTGGCAAATCGTTGTAAGCGTTCGTAAAGTTCTTCAAACATTTCAGGAACCATAACTTGATTGATCGTAACATATACTCCACCTTTCATTAATTGTAAACACTTGTCACCAAACTCTTGCTCTTTAGCAAACTCTGCATGGTAACTTGCTGTAATACTTCTACGTTGTAGACTACTTGTAGTTTCTAACCATTTGTTCCACCATTTGCTTCCTGGACTTAGGTTAGTTGTCATGTGTACGCTTTGATACTTAGCATCTGCATCGTCAGCGTAATATGCTACTAGCTCGCTAAACAATTTGTAAGCAGTTGGCTCGCCACCACTAAAACTAAAATGAAACTCTGTAAATCCGTTTGCTCTTGCTTGGCGTTTTATTTCGTCAATGGTATTTGTATAAAGTTCAAATGCTTGATGATCAGGTTTATTAGAATTAGCGTACGGCCAGCAGTAACTACAACTGTAATTACAGAAGCGACCAAGAATCCAACTAACATTAAACAACGGTTTGTCTAACATTGTTTGTTGGCCAAATGATGCTATTTCTTTAAATGGTATCATTATCGAATTGTTCCTTGAGCCAATCAAAATTATTTATTAAGTTAAGATCACTGCTACTGCTATTACCAAAACGCATGCCAGCCATAGCACCTCGTAACGCATCTCCGCTATGTACTCCTTCAGCATAAGTAGTCCAAGTTTTAAGTCTATCATTTGTTTCTTCCTCCAGTTGTCCTTGTATTGTTTTACTTGCCAACTTAGCACATTCTCTAAACGCACCGCGCCACGTACTAAGTGGATCTGTATTAAATGCCGTAACATTACTAACTTCTGTCATTGCTTTAAATTTATCACTAATACTAGTTGTCATATCTGTTACATTTGTATCCATCTTTAGTGTAAGCATACGTGGTAACAGTTTAACTCCGCCATATCCGTATTCTAATCCGTTAACAGGGTTCTTAGCTCTCCATACATGCACACACTCTAGGTCGTAGCTACTAACTTCGTGATCAAATTTAAACTCGTCAACTATTCGTGCATCGCCATCAACTACCCAAAACATTTTTGTAAAGCATTTCTTTGCTCCTGCAATGTGTGCTTGATGTATTCCTTTAACATCTTTAACACGCTTTGCCATTGGATATTGTTGTTTAAGTTTATCCCAATTACTATCAGCGTTTGCTTCTCCGTAACTTATAAAAACAATATCATACATGCGGTGCTATCTCGTTAGCTAGTTCCTCTTGTATTGTTCTATCTGCATGACAGTTATCCGGGAACCTATCGCTTTTTGTCATAATATTAATCACGTCTTCGTATTCATCTACTATACGTTTAAATTCTGTTTCTTCACTTTCTTCCGGTAGGTTAGGAATATTAAGTTCTGGTCTTTGCCTAGCGAACATACGCAAACTTTCTGCGGCATTTTCTGTTAGGTCTGGTCTACGTCTACGTACATTTTCTGCTGTACCCCAACTACTAATTAATGGTACAGGTCTTCCAAGTATTTTATCCATCCAATCACGGTGTACATATTTTATAAAAGTATACTTGCTAATATCTTTAGGCAGTTTGCCCCAACCTTCAATTACTAACCAAGGTATACCTGTTTGCTCGTAAATTGCTTGTGCGCCGTCTAATGCTATTGTAAGTAGTTCGTCACTTATCTCTTTAATGCTTGTAGCATTTTTAACTTTAGCTTCACTTGCATCATAATACTTTTGTAAGTCATACAGTCCTGCTTCGTCTGGCCATAGACTTCTTTTCAAATCTCTGCAAGGTTCAGTGAGCATCCATATAATTAAATTAGGTTTATAAAATACAGGACTAGTAAAACAAGGTGCAAGTCCTAGTGCTTCTTCTACTTTAAAAATTGCTTCAAAGTTACCTGATCCACCAAATGCATAGTTAGCAGTAGCGTGGCCCATTAGATCTAAGTTATAACCAAAGCCTGGCCATACAACTTGAAAAGGCTTAGGTGCAGACCCTTCTAAGTATTTGTCTTTGTTCCACGGCTCAAACAGTTCTGGGTGTTTAGGGTTAGCACAAGCAGGCCCTGGAATAATAGTACCCCATTCACCTAGTGCATTACTATCACCTACAATTAATATTTTTTTCATCGTGTGTTTCCATAATGGAATACTTCAAATTTATCTGACTTAAAGTCTCTCCAAGGATCAACTACAACACTTCCTTCTGAGAGATAACAATAAAGTTCCGGGTGTGCTAATAGTGCTACAGCCGTAAACGGACCTTTTTGTGGACTAGCCATTGGATCAACTTCAATACAATGATATCCTGCTTCTTTACAATAATGTCCTACTAACAAACTATAACTTCCGTCAGTATAAGGTACTCCTGGTTTATATGCAATGCCGTTTAACAAAATTGGTAAGTTTCGCTTCTCTGCAATCTTAACCAAATAGTTTGCCATGTTCTTAGCCTGCACTTCTCTTGCATTCATTATAGCATCAAATATGTCATATTGCAAGCCTAAATTTTGAGCCATGTATCGTAACGCAATATTATCACGTGGGTGACATGCACCGCCATCTCCCATTCCTGCTTTCATATAACTAGGACCCATTATACGTTGATCGCTCTTAGCAAGTGCAGTAGTTACTACATCGACATTAATATGTCCTTGCTTCTCTGCTACATCTTGAATCATGTTAACTAATCCAATTTTTGCACTAATAAATGTGTTATAAAATACTTTGATACATTCACACTCGTCCCATGTACCAATTTCATAACGTGGATTGTTTTCCATTATAGTTTTATAAAATTCAACAAGCTGTTTTGCATCACCTGTTTCGCTACCATCGTCTGTGCCGATCATAATCATTTCAGGATTGACCATATCCCATGCAACTGTACCCATTGCAATTAAATACGGATTGTAAACAAATCTAGTATTAGTTACTAGTGGTGCAAATTCTCTACGTACTGTGCCTGGTAATACTGTACTAATTAATACAAGTAATTGACCTGTGTTCATCCACGCATTTGCTTCACGTATGCAATCAATCACAATGTCGTACCCAAAGTCTTTAGGTTCTAAATGAGCTGTGGGTGCTTTACCATCATAGTCAGGGTGATGCGGAGTGGGTACTGCAATAAACACAATATCTCTATTTTGGACTGCTTCTTGTATAGTAGGACAAACTGTTACATTATCATTAACTGTTTCAACAATATCATAACCTGTTACGTCATGTCCTTTAATTGCAACAACTTCTGCACAAGGTAATCCTAATTTTCCTAATCCAATAAATCCAATCTTCACTCTGTTCTCCAATCATTATATGCGTACATAAATATAGTAGTATTTATGGAAAGTATACCTTATGAAGTTAATTAAAGACTCTATCATCTTTAACGAATTTATTCAACAGCCAAAAACTACGCTGTCGATTGAAAAGTTAAAAGATCAATTAGTACTAAGTCAAGAAGGTTTTGATGATGTGTCTATTGTACATGCGTTAATCAGTTATCCCAAATGGCAGAAAGATGTTAATCTTTTTCAGTTTGTTAAACATCGAGCTCAGTCGCAATTAAGAAAAGATCCAAAATGTTTTTTCTTTTTTGATGCTAGTACCGAAGGCTTTAGCACAATACACGATGCCCCGTTCTTTGATGTACTATATTATAGCTGTAAACAAGCAAGAATAGATCCTGAAAAGATTATTTTCTTTAGTTCAAACATGTACGACAACGATAACATCATACGTTATAATATGGAACACAAGATTGAACACTCAATTAAAGTTGTTACATTTAATAATTTTGAAAGTATGATATTTGGAATAGCAGGTGCTACGAAGCCTGGTGATGCTATTGGACAACAAATTGAAAAGAAACCTGTTGAAGTTATTTTGCAAGAACGACTAGAACATGAAATAGCACAAACAAAAAAACGTTACACAGGTAAATCATTTTTAAGCCTAAGTCGTGTTAACAGACCGCATCGGACGTTAAGTGCATTTGAAATTTTTCATAGTAACTTATACGATCACGGATTAGTAAGTCATAACAGATTTGATAAAAAAACTATCAAGCATATGGAAAGTTATCAGTTACCGGTAGGTTCACCCATTAGTCGATCTGATTTAAAAACTTGGAACAAAACTATTCTCCCCCTTACAGTTGATACAGATGATTTTGTAACTAATCATGCTATGAGTCTAAACAGCTACTTGCATCAGCAAACATTATTTCAAGTTGTAAACGAAACATTTGCAGAAAACTGGAACGGTACTAGTTTGTTCTGGAGCGAAAAAACATTTAGAAGCATATACCATTTACAACCATTTGTTATATTTGGTCAGCATCAGTGTAATCAAAAATTACAAGACTACGGCTATAAACTATATGATGGAATATTTGATTATAGCTTTGATGATGAAAGAGATACATACAAGCGTTGGGTTAAACTTAAAGCACAAATAGTTAAACAAGTAAACCACTTACAACAGTTAGATCCTAAAAAAGCAATCAAGTGGAAGTTTAGATTTGCAGATATATCTGTACACAACCTTAAAACTATGATACAAGAAAAGCATACTAAAAACGTTATGTTTGATTTGGTTAAATATTTAAAAGAGAAAAAGAATGAAAAAACTAATACATAATCATCCTAAAAGGATTTTTACATTTGGCTGTAGCTTTACTGGGTATCTATGGGGTACATGGGCAAACATACTAGGTGCTGAGTTCCCTGATGCTGAGTTTAGAAACTTTGGCCGTAGTGGAGCAGGTAATCAGTATATTCATAATATGATTATGCAGACTGATAATGTTTATAACTTTGATCACAACGATTTAGTTATTGTGCAATGGACTAATGTATGTAGAGAAGATAGATATCTGCCAGAGAAAGACGGGTGGCTAGTTCCAGGTAACATATATTCACAGAGTGAGTATCCTCAAGACTTTATTCAAAACTTTTTTAGTGAGTACGGTGCATACGTTAGAGACTTTGCACTAATTAAAAGTGCTCATCAGTTACTTAAACATCGTACACAACATCACATGATACAAATGTTAGATTTTGAATTTCCTAATCAATGGAATCTTGCAAGAAATGTAGAATTAAAACTAAAAACTCTTATTGAGTTATACAACGAAAGTATAGATCCAATACTTCCTAGCATTTATCAAACACTATGGGCTAACAATCTAGAAGCTAAGTTTGTAAAAGATAGAAAAATTGTTGATAAAAGATTCCAAGACGGGCATCCAACACCAATTGAACATTACGATTATCTAAAGCAAATATTTAAACATGAGTGGAAAGATGAAACTGACAAAATAGTTGGGGAAGCTCAAACTAAATGGGTTAAGTTAATGAAGTCTGCTGTAAACAGTCAAACTGATGGCTTTAGTCTTTATGAAATGAAAAAGCGTTGGTTGGATATGCTAACGTATGAAACTGTTATGCGACAAAGCGACCAAATTAATCCGTTAATACATCACTAAGTTCTGGAAACGTTTCGTCAAACGATCGATTTCGTATTTTATCAAAGTACATATTCTTAGACTTAAACAAGTCACTTGCACTTTGATCAAATGTTGACTTATGCAAATAATCAATAACACCTTGTACATGTCTTTTATGCTCAGTATGTGTTATTGTGTTTATATACGCTTGTAGCTTGTCTATAGCTGTTTGTCGTTGATTGTCTGTTAATACATTAAAGCTATAATAATTAGGTTCAACTATATTATAAAGCGTACTGTTGTTTACATCAAAGCCTTTGTTTGTCATATATTCTAAAAAGTCTACAAGTGTTAATACATTAAATGCACTTACTACACAATTAAAACTAATAATTACATGTGGGCTTTCTTCTTTAATAATTTTTAAGTTTTGTTCAATTGTAGGCCAGTCAGTGCCTTCTCTAATGTATTCGCCTCTATTTCCATAGCCGTCAATACTTGCACGTACTTCAACATGCTTAAAATTATTCCAATACTCTGTAATGCTTTTCTTTTTAAAGAATAAGTTACTTAAATTACTATTGTATTGTAGTATAGCATCAGTCTTTTTATTTTCAATTAAGTAATCTAAAATATCATAATGCTTATCTGTAATTAGAGGCTCGCCTCCTGCAAAATAATAATCTTGTATATCTTTAAGATAAGGTTTGAATTGATTAAATAAATCTTCGTTACTGTCTCCGCCTGCAAAAATATATACAGGTTTCTTTTCGCCGTTCTTATTATCTTCTAATGCCCAACTTGAACTATATGTGCTACTACACGTTCTACATTTAAAATTACAAATATTACTCCAACGCACATCAAAGTATAACAACTTCATTAAGTCCAACGAACCGTCAATTTTGGTTTCGTCTTTTATATTAATATGCTTTATGAAGCGATTGTTTTGTGCAATCCTATTACTTTCTAAACCTGCTTCTTCATGCTTCCAACATTGTGTACACGTACTAGGCTTTTCGTTATTTAATAATGCTAGTCGTAACTTTTTATATTCTTCACTATTCCAAATTTCTTGAATAGTGTTGTTACGAGTATTTCCAAGAGGTTGACGCCAATCTCCAATGCAACAAGGGAGTACATTACCGTCTGGATTTGCGTAGAAATGGATCCACGGAAGAATACAAAAAGTGCTACTTTCCGCAGTCATTGTAAAACTCCTCTAGTTCAGGAAATGTTTCTACTAAGCTACAATCACGCCTGCGATCAAATTCTTTAAACCAGTTATGGAAATCTTTACGTGCTTGTTCTAACTTACGTGGCTCGTAATGTGTTGTACGCATGTACTCAACAACACGTTTAAACTTTTCTACTTCTAGTTCTGTAAATTTAGATCTGCTTTGGTCGTCTTGATTATCACGCATGTACTGTAAATGTTTTTCCATGTATGGTATAAATTCGTCCTTGGGCAATATGTTCATATCATATATACTAGGCTCTTTTAGGTGAGGTGTATCAAACCTAATACGTTGCCATTGTGTAGCATTATCATCGCTATTATATTTTTCACGCCATTCTAATATTTTTTCTAGTAACTGATTAAAACTAGTTACTCCAAATATATTAAATGTAATCATAAATGTCACAGGCCAATTTGTTTCAGTTAGATAGTAATCTAAGTTTTGTTCCCATAACTTAATGTCTAACCCTGTACGTGCATATTCAGCTCTTGGTCCCCAAGTATCAATACTAGTGTATAGTTTAAAACTTTTAATTTTGCCTTCTGCTTTAAGACGCTTCACAGTTGTAGTTAATCTTTCAACTAGCTTAGGCTTAACGCCCATGTTACTGTTAACTTCAATTTGGATATGAGGTTTAGGATCGTTGTCTAATTTTTCTAACAAGTTCCAAAAACTTTTATGCATTAATGGCTCACCGCCTGTGATACGTAAAATATTTAATGTCTTACTAAGCTCTGGCCACCATTCCCAGAACGCTTTTACATATGGATTAGTATCCTCGTCCTTCTGTATTTCAAACCAATCAATGTCTTGCCTGTGTGTGCTTGACATGTTGTATGGTCCGTGCTGTTTTATTTCGTTATAGTACCTACTAGAAGCTTTAGGGTGACAATATCCGCACTTAAAATTACACTCGTTACTAAAACTAATTTCAATGTACTCAGGATTTACGTTAAAATCCGCCCCTTTTTGTTTTATTTCCGCTACTCTTTCCTCAGTATAGATACTAGTAGTTTTAATATGTCTATCACTAACAAAATCTTTACCCATTGCTTCAATTTTCCAACAGTAACTACAACCGTCTGGTTTATCTCCGCACATCATTGCACTACGTTCAGCTTTCTTTTGCTTTGTGTTGTGTAATGCACTAGGATTATCTTTTAATTCTTCTAAAGGAATTTTATGAGGAGCAGGATGATAACAACTATGTGTTTCACCTGTTGCAAGATAGATAGTTGTGTGATGCCACTTTGCTAAACAAAATGTTGGCGAAGTTTCAGCCTCAACAATAGGCATTACTGTTTTAATTTTTTCTAGTTCGCTCATTTAATATACTTGTCCACTAATTTCTTGCCAATGTACAATACTGCTATCACTGCTACTAAGATTCCTGCCTCTAAGTATAAGTTTCCTGTACTACTGTCTACTTCAATGCTGTCTGTGCTTATTGCTATACGACAATTTTCGCAAGTTTCTTCTAATTTACTCATTTGCGTAATACCCTGTCTGTGTTAACATACACTTCTTTAAAAAAATGACTTTGTTCTTCGTCAAATGGGTTAGTTGAGATTGGTAAGCCTTGTTCGCTGTTAAGTGTCTTACCATAGTGCTGAGCAAGTTCCATTGGATCCTTGTCTTTTGTAGAAAGCCATAACTCGTTTAAGTATTTAAAGTCTCTTGTTTGTACGTGATCCCAATCAGTACACGTTGTCATGTAGCACCCTTGTCTGGCTCCTGCTACACTCCATATACCGTTGTCTACATCAGCACCAACTTGCATCCATATTAACAAACGTTGATAGTTTTGCCACCAAGTTTCACTTGCAACGTCTTTAACTTTGGCTCCTCTATTCAAACTCATCTTTACACCTTCACGGAACCCTGCTCTCCATGCTTGATGTGGAGTAGCACTAATAATACTAGTACTGTAATTGTCATTTAGTTGATAATAATTATCAAAGTAACAAAATTCAATACTAGTGTCTGCGCCACCATCTGTGTTCTCATGTGTTTTCATATTTTTTACAAAATCTTTAGTCCACATTTTTAAACTGCCGTTGCCGTACTTTAATCCGTTAACATTAATGTTACCGCACCAACTAAATTGGTAGTCATCATCAACTCCTAGTGCATCTAAGTCTAATACTACATTTAAAAATGCTGGATCAATAACTGTATCACCATCAACTGTAACAAAGTGTTTGGTTTCACTAAGTTCTGCACACGCTTTGTGTGCGGCATCACTGCCATCTACACCATGTACACGTTTGGCCCAGGGCACTTTATTGATTAAATCAACATAGTTCTTTTCGCAATTTGGTTCATCGTACGATAAGAAGATAATGTCTTGTTCAGCTATATTAATTTTCATTGGTGTACCTCATACATGTATCTATCAAAGTTTTTGATGGTATACACACTAACTGGTTTTGCTTCAAATTCAAATTTACTGTCAAATGGAACAATAACGTATTTGGTATCATGTAGTTCTGAGAAATTAAATGAAATTGTTTTTAGTAATATATTTGGGTCTGACTTTTCAGTTATACTAAAATACAAAGTATTTTTAAAGCTAACCCGTTGTGCTAATATGTTTGCTTTTAGATCACCACCTATTGTAATTTTCCAACAAGTATCGTTAATGTTTTGTATAATATGTATATCAGGACTATCTTCTGAAGTCATTGGAACTTCATATATTAAGTCGTCAACAAAATAGCTGTCTATACTAGTATTAGTTCGTAGTCTAAGTTCATATGTCTTAGTTTTTTTAATGTAGTGTACATAGTAATAGCTTAATGGTTCGGCGCCTGAAAGTAACCCTGTAACTTGCGTTTCTTCTACAGGAATATAACTACCTTCTTCTGGTTTGTAGTTAGGCAAAGAAAGAACGTCACCATTTGACGGATTAAATATTACATAACGTTGGTGTATTGGTTGTGTGTAACTTAGTTTCATATCCCAATACCCTTTTCATATTTTGCAACTTTGTCATCTGTTAAGAACTCTTTTTCAGTATAATGAAAAATGCCTTGCTGTTGATGATTGCCTATTTTTAATGCTAGGTCATCTGTTAGATAACTGCCTACTCTACTACGCCATGTTTCGCTAGGGTTATACCAACCTTGTATCTTAGGCTTCATATGTGTAAAACTTGGAAAGGAAACTTTCTTGTTTGTTATCTTATCTTCGCAGTCTAGTATCTTTGCTACGATTGCAGTACTAGTATCAACACTTAACCAGTTTTGGTATTGCTTAGGTGCATACTTTCCATAAAATAGTTGCCAGTTGTTCATAACTAGTTCTAACCAAGTATAAAACTCCTTTGCAAAATCACACTTTTTAAAGTAATGTAAGCCAGCATACAAGTTAGGTAAGTCATTTGCTTTAAATGTCTTACGATAGTAAGTATCATTTACTACAGTACCTCGGTATGTGTATACTTTGCTAACATAGAACATTTCATAGTTGCCTAAAAAGTCCCACCATGTATCAATGTTTTGTAATACAAGCATATCAGTGTCCATTACGATAGTTTCATCATACGGACTTGCATGGTATAACTTCCAACGGTTGTTTACTTTCCACTCTGTATCAGTTGCATCATCGTTCCATGGTATAGGTTTGATGCAATCAAACAGGTGTAAATACCTAGATGGTACTTTATCGTCGGTTAACAAGCAGACGTTAGTGTCATTAGTAGCCCTGATGCTCATTGCCAGCACACAGGCCTGCTTTACGTAGTCGTGTGTGCTGTTTTGCGCCAGTAAAACGATGCCTTTAGAGCCATTAAGCATTATCAATGACCCTATTCAAACTAAATTTATTCATTACATGTACACTACTACCTTTAATACGCAATGGGGTATATTCTCCAAGGTGTTGTTCTTTCTCAACTAAGAATAGAAAATTATCATCTTCTAATTTCCATAGTATATCTCTGTCTGCTGTGTAGTATTTTTTACCTGGTAACTTATTTGCAAAATCACCATCTTGGTAACCATTCATAATATGTATAGCAATACTAAACACCCAGTCATTACGAAACGTTGGTTTGTTAATTTGAAAAATACTATTGTAGTGTTGCCAGTTTTCTTGTATATGTTTAGTTAGATCAAAGAACACTTTATTGTCTTTTGTTTTTCTAAAAAATACAACAGTAGCCCAATAGAAGTCTACACTAGTTTCACTAATTTTAAGGAATTCTGTATTATCTCTAAACCCTGTTAAGTCACTTGCATCTTTGTAAATTAAAAAATTACTGTCTTGCTCAAAACAATGCGTTAACACATCATTTGCAATAATGTAATCACTGTCTAATAAGATAGTTTCATCATATGGGCTTAGTTCGTATGCTTGTGTTCGGAGGTCGTTTTTAAATTCAAGTTGTTTGTACACACCTGATCCATCAAAGTATCTCTTTTCGCTAAGAGCTCTAGCAAATGGAACTTCAATTACTTGATCAAATACAGTATCATAGTCAGTATACGTTTCTTTCATATACTCGATACTATCTGTAACAATAGTCGTTGGAATGCCGAGATATTTAGTAATACGTTTTGCTAGATAATGAGCTTGTTTAATATAATCAACTTGGGCATTATTCCTAGCAAAGATTAATGCGCCTTTACTCCTCATATTCTACAAGTCCAGATACCTTACGCTGACTTCTAATTTTTTCGTATGCAGTTAGGTATTCGTTTGATGCTGTAAAGTAGATATCTAATACATCGCTAAGAAAGTCTTCTACGTTTTCGACCTTTACAGGTATATCATTGTCGTCAATTAACACCACAGACTCTTGACCTGTTTGTACTAACATATTACAGAAGTTCATTAGGTCTTTGCTTACGGAGAATTGTCCACCGTTATGATAATGAATTGCACTTTCGTAAAACTTCTCTTTTATTACTCTTTTTTGGTTATTAAGAGTAGTCATGTAATTAGCAAAATCTAATGCTTTTTCAAGACGTTCGTCCATAAGGATCTCCTTTAAGTGTATTATACACTATTTAAAGGAGAAAGTCAAGTTTTAAGTTAGATTTGAACTGCCGTTAGTGGAGTACGTAGGGGATACCAATGAAACTGCCGCTCCAGTTGGTCTTGTTTGCGTGATTGTACTGTTAAGAACACCTTGTACGTTTTCGTCAGTATTTGGATTACCTGTGTTATCGTCATTAAACGTAACTTTGAAACGTAAAATTGTGCTACTTACTTTTGATCCTTCGATCTTGTAGTCGTTTGCGGCATATAAGCCTGAGCCTGTTTTTTCAAAAAGTTGTTGGTAACTAGAAGTTAGGTCGTGATAACCAATTGCTGAGCCTGAACCCGAGCCTGACGCAACTGTGTTAGTATAATTCATAGTAACTGTGCCCATGTTAACTAACATAGTCATCCAGTCAATTGTTTTTGAGTCAGAGCCAACATATGTAATGTTGGAAGCAAAGCGGACTTCTCCACCTGCATTAAAAAAGTGTCTTTGATGGCCTGCATCAGTAAATGCAATATCAATAATATGTGATAATGTTCCGTTCCAGGCGGTTGTTCTAGTACCAGCAATGGCCGCTTCTGTTGTTACTTGAGTTGCATGTGCTACAAATTTATCATTTTCAAGTGTTGTAGCAAGATTTTCAAATTGTACAATACCTTTTTTGTTAATTGTATCACTGTCAAGCACAACGTCAACGTTTTGCGTAACAAGGTTAATTTCTGATGGTACTGCACCTGTTTGGTGAATACGACCAGCACTCATATCTTGATACAACTGATTAATATCAATTGCTTGTACTGTATCAGCAACTCCAACTTGGGCACTATTTAAGTTCTGTCCGTAGCCGTCATCTCCTGACCCTACTCCCATCACCGTTGCTACTCTTGATTGTAAGTTGTTGTACCTTGCCGCTGTGATTATATCGCCGACTGCCATAATTTTATACCTTTAATACGGCTTCTACTAAGCCTTCTTCGTCTTCTTCTGGTTCCCATGATTCTAAGCTAATACCTACTAAGAAATGGCCTTCTGGTCTAATCGTTTGACCAATGCCGTCCATGTCTGCATAAATTGCTTCGCCTTTATTTACAGGTCCTTTAACTCTTACTGGTACCCGTCCTTTAAGTGCAACTGCTTGACCTTCAATAGTACTGTTCATTAAGAACGCTGGTTGAGCACTAATTACACCAATTGGAATTTCTGTTGGTTCTATTGGTCTAACTTCTGCGTCAATATCTTCGTCAAATTTAACTACTGAAACAATAGTTCCTGTTGGAAGTTCTTCTGCTGTTGTGTACTTTTCCGCTAAATCCGCATATTCTGCTGATGTTGCTGTACCTGTAAATTTGTTTGCTACTAGGTTACCACTTGCATCTCTAACTGCTACTGTATTGTTAGTAGCCGCTGTATCTGCACTACGGTAGTTTGCACCAACTTGTAATTTCTGTGCATTTTCTGCTAACCCTTTAAAGTTAGTTGCATGGATATCTTTGAATACATTGCTTGTTGCGCCAATATCATATGTGTTATGTGATCCTGGTACAATTCCTGTATCTGTAACTGTTGCTACATGCTGTTCAACACCGCCTGAGGTATCAACTTTAAGTTTAATTTTTGTTCCAACATCATTTTTAATAACTGCTTCATTGTCATTTTCAATAAAGATTTTTAAATCGCTGGAGTTACCAATTGAAATACCTGCATCTGCAAAACTAACAAGTGATGTAAATGATCCTGAACCTGCTAACGCAAAATCAGTAGCAGTATATCCACCTAGTTTTAATGAGTTACTAGCTGTACCCCAAAAATAGTCTTGTGTACTTGTAACACCGCCTGCGGCATTCATAGTATTTCTTAGTGTTAGACCCTTTTTAACAACATCAAAGCCTGTAATAGCGTTTGACGGATCTGTATTATCAATAGTAAACGTTGCACCACTAATAATATAGATTGTTTCATCGTTAACAACGGCTTTGATAACTAATCTGTTTACATTAGTTGTATCTCTTACATTAGCTGAAACCATCTGTGTTACAGTTGTACCTGCACCTTGTGGGCCAATTAGTACATATCCTGATCCGCTGTATGCATATAGTTGTTCGTTTGTCGAATCCCACCATAAATCGCCAGTAGCTAAACCAGCTGGTGCAGTTGCGGCAACTTCAGCGCCGCCTGTTGTTCTAAATTTGGATCCATCATAGAATTTTAGTTTATTAGCACCCGAATCGTACCAAACCTGTCCTGAAATGGCCTTCGGAGGCTGGTTAGCACCACTAAAGTTTTCTAGTAAGTGTAAAAAGTTCTCGTTTTGGATCTCACCGTAACCGGCGTAATTCTTACCTACTAATTTAATATCAGTAGTTTGATCGACGGTACCATCTTCAACAACTGTTAAAGTAGTTCCGTTATATCTGTCAATAGTATATGCCATTTCTTTTCCTCTATGTTACTATTTATCTTTTACCACAAGCCGCCGCTTGATCCAAGATCGTTATCAAATGTCCACGCACCTGCGGCTACTATAAAGCGTTTTAACCCACGTCCTACAGTAACGTTAACTACACCTGCCGCTGATGCAAACGCAACATCCTGTACCACACTCTGGTTTAATACACCATTAGCGTCTACAGCAATGTATGATATGTTTTTAGCCGCATCAACGTCAATACCAGTAACCGTAGCACCTGAAATAGTTGATGTTGCAACATACGCATATGTGCCTGTTTTCTTATTACTAGCAGGATATATGTCTTCAATAATTGTAGCAATATTCGTGTTAGTTAATCCTGTGACGTCTAAACTTAAAGTAACCGGTTCTAGATTAATTTGATCGTCAACATAATACTTTGTAGCGGCATCCGTGTTAGTTGTTGGTTCCGCTAGTCCTGTAATTTTTTGGTTATTAGTAATTGTAATAGAACCAGTACTTTCTAACTGTAAAGGTGTGCTAGTTGAAATCTTCGCACCCTGAATGTTAGTTTGGTCTACATTAAGTTGATTTAGTGTACCAATATCAGTAAGTCCAAGTGCTTGTGTTACACTTGATCCTAGTTCTGTTTTGTTTAATACATTAACACCTTCTGCTTTATACCACTTAGTTGCAACAACATCAATATTTTCACTTGATGTCCACGCTCCTGTAGCATTTTTCCAAAGCCATTCTTTATCAAGATCACTTGATTTAAGAATAACTCCACCGCTATCAACTCCGGCATTATTTAATAATGTACTATCACTAGTAATACCTAGTTCAATATTCTTATCTTCAACTCTTAAATCTTGTGTTTCAATAGCAACAGCTGGTGACGTCAAATATAAATTTCCGTCAACACGCATATCTCCACCAACATGTAGTGTATGCTGTGGTGCATCTTTAAATATACCTAAGAATGATTCTGATGTGTCAATAGTTACTGCATCAACAAAGCCTGTTGCTTTTCTAACTCTAATTTTGTAATCATGATTTGACAATTGGTTTTCGTTAACAACACTAGTTCCAACTACCTTTTGAATATTATTTTGTGCTGTACCAATTGTAATTCCGCCGCTGTTAGCAACTGTTAGTGTTCCAATAGTAGTAGCGTTTGTATCTGCTGATAAAAACTGTGATGCACTCTTTGCAACTCCAGCCGCATCAACTAGTGCTGATGCACTATCAGCTGACCCTCTAAATACAAAGTCAGTGACAGTTGAAATAATATTAAAGCCTTTCTTAATACTAGCTAACCCTGTAATAGCATATGCCGCTGATGGCGTAAATTCGTTGTTTGAAAATATTCCAATTAGTGTTCCGGCAATTGAAAACCTTACAACAGTTTTACTATTGTTTTGGTTATCTAAAATTGTTACAGTTTCAAAACCTGACTTGCCTTGATCACTTGTATAAACAGGGCCTGCTAGGTTAAATTGTGTTCCGTCATAAAAGTGTAATTGCTTTGTTGCATTATTAATCCAAAGATCACCTGCAACTACGCCAACACCTGGTTGTGAATTTTGTACAATAGGACCGCCACTGGTTCTAAAGTTTGATCCGTCATAAACTTTTAATCTTGCTTCTTGTGAATCGTACCATAGCTGTCCTTTTAACGGAAGACTTGGTGCAGAAGTATTTGCAAAGTTTTCTAAAATCTTAATAAAGTTTTCGTTAATGCTTTCGCCGAATCCTGAATAGTTTTTACCAATTAATGAAATATCAGTAGTTGTAGTATCTAATTTACCATCTACTAGATCTACAAGTAACGAGCCGTCTGTTTTATTTAATTTATAACTCATTATACTGCTCCCGTATTAGCACCAGCATATATGATAAAGTTCATCGACATATATGGGTTCATAATGTCTATTGGTTGTCCAATTGCACTATTTGTTAAGATGCCACCTGATGATGGATAAGCCTGGGCCGCTCCTGTTCCTGTTGGTGCATCATATTGTATACCTTGTGGATCGTTTGGTGTACCTGTAATATCTCTTGATATGTAGTACTGATCTCCACTTGGGCCACGTTGATCATGTTCGTGTTCTGGTAAGTTAGTAAGTCCAACGGATTGTGTTTGTTGTCCTTCAACATTACCTATTGTATCTGCCGCGGCACTTGTTACAACGTTAGCACTTTCGCCACCCATGTTATCTAGGCCTAGCATAAATCTACCACGTAAGTCTGGTAAAGCAAATTTACCTGCTGTTACAAGTGATTGTGCTTTATAGTTGTATAAGATTACATTAAACAAGTTTTGGTATTCAGCAATAGTAACTTCTCTACCATCACAAATTAACCAATCAGCTGGTAGAACGCCTGCGGCAAATGCCGTAACCATTCCAACTGGAAGTTGCGGAATTGCTTTAAACAAGTTAGTTCTTGATATCTTATATACACCAGTATCACCAGTTACTCTGTTGAACATAATTTCATCAGTGGAGTTACTTAATGCTTGTTCTGTTTTATTTGCAATAAACGTGTTATCAATTGACGTAATAAAAGTTTTAACACTTTCGTCTTGTCCGTTAAATGTAAACTCAGAAGCACTAACGTCACCTGTCATTCTAAATGTTGTTGCACTTGCTAACTTATCAGTAGATCCTGATCTACCACTAATTGATCCTGTAACGTTACCTGTAACATTACCTATAAAGTTTTGCGAAAATACATTTAAGAACTGTTCGTTTGCAGTACCAATATTTCGTGTTGTTGTAATGTTTGGAACAATGTTGCCTGTGGTTAATAACCCTGCAATGTTTGTGTCACTACCTACAAATAACTTCTTAGCAATACCAACACCACCTTTAATAATGGCGCTACCTGTATTAATTGTTGCAGAGTCTGTTGTACCGTTAACTAGTATTTGACTATTTGTTTGAATATTACCAATAACATCTAATGCTTCAACTGGTGCTAAATTGTTAATACCAATTTTACTTGTTGAGTCAACACGCAATACTGTAGTAGTTGTGCCTTCATTGTTAACTCTAATATCAATGTTTGATCCACTTGTTTGGTGACCAATAATTCCTGCTTGTCCTTCAATGCCGATATTCAATGCACTATCTGCACCAACTGTAAGTCCTGAATTGTTTTTAATCTTTATTGGAACAAGACTGTTAGTTTCTTTATCAGCTCTTAAGAAGTTTGCCGCTGGAACATTTTCTGCTCCAACTACTAATGCTTCTGCTTTTTCTGCTGTGCCGCGATATTTTCCAACACCTGAACCAGTAATATCAAATGTACTTAAATTGTACCCTGGACTAATAGTTGTAAAACCTTGCAACGTAGTCTTTGGTGTAAATGCATCAGTGGCCATAATTGCTAAAGTTTTTGCTTTAACTTCAACAATTAGAACTGTGTATGTAATATTGTCTGTACCAATAATAGTATCAGGCTTAACTCCAGTTGAAAGACCATCACTAAATGTTGGTCCAACTAAGATCCAACCCGAACCTGTAAACAAGTATAATTGTTGGTTGTCAGTATCAACCCATAAGTCGCCAACTACTGATTGGTTTGCTTCTGGTTGTGTGGTTGCTTTTTTAAGTCCACTTGCACTAACCCAATTAGTTCCGTCATACAATTTTAGTTGATCAATGCCTGGTGTTGTATCATACCATAGCTGACCTTCTACTGGATTTGTCGGTGCTGTGTTAAAAGCAAAGTTTTCTAGTAAGTGTAAAAAGTTTTCGGCAATAGCTGTACCGTAAGCAGTTGTATTTCTGCCTGGCAAATCTAACGATGTTTGTTGATTGACAGTATTGTCTTCTACAACAATGCTACCTTTTTGGGATAAGTCAGTATAGTTTACGGTATATGCCATTTATTAAACCTCGTTAAAACCTGTTAAACTCTGTACTCTAACAGTATAATCAATTTGGATTAATCTGTTTAGTGATTTTTGTACAGGGTGGAAAATTACATGCGTTAGTAATCTGCCTGTGCCGCTACTTGCGTAACTTACAAGACCTAATTCGTCAAACACGTATAAGCTATCATTAGCTGTTGCATTGTCTAATGCATCTTGTCCACTAGGCTCACCGTAATCAAGTAAACATGTTGCTACAATATCTGTGTAGTTTGTGCCACTTACGTGTCTAGTCTCTAATTTGTTTCTAGTAGGATCTACGTTATTAACGTTATTATTGTCAATAACTTTAGCATATGTTTGGTTATACAAACTAGCATTAGTTCCAGTGGAGTTTGGTGACAAGTACGTAATGATGCCTGTTGGGTCAACATTTGTACCGCCGTTACCAAATGCCATTTGGTATACCATTCCTTGTCCTTGGTTAGATAGACTCTCCGCTAATGAGATACTCATGTTTTCGTAGTGAATAGCATTACGCTTGTCCACCAAGATTTCACCAGTCTCTGGATTGTGTATCTTGATGTGCCCTTGTAAAAGAACACCTTGTTTATCATTAAATTTATCTGTCATCATATGTTTCCTACAAGTGTATTTATTTAGGTAACGCCACCTCTGTGTTCCTTAAGAACCGTGCAATGTCATTTTCTTGCCTATGCAGTGGAATTCCAGTATCAGTCCAAGGTCTACCAATGCGTCTAACCACCACTATCTTGGTATTAATAAGTGGTGTTTCTGCTAATACGACAGTTGATGTGGTTCCATCCACACTAAACTCAGCTGGTGATGTAATATCGCCTTCTGGGCTATCTAGATCAACTGTTGGATCGTATATATTTATTGCATTTTTGCGTAGGCGGCGTCCTGCAACAAATATTTCAAAATCATTAACTGATCCTGGAATAAAGTCTACTACAATGCTACTTGTAGAGCCGTCTGCGGTAAATGTTTCTGTAAGTGTTCTGTCCTGGTATGGTACAGTTTGCTTATTACTCTGATCTAATAGCTCAGTTCCTGCAATATGTACTGTTGGAATACCAGTTCCTAATGTACCTCTACGTAATTGTCTAAGTACTCCACCTTCTTTTAGATAATATTCTATGCGTTCACCGTTAATAAACACAATTCCTGGAATACTACGCTCTTTATTTGGTTGTGGTAACGTATCTACGTTACTAACTTTAATGCTTGTGTCGTAATAGTTTAAGTTTTCTGCTAGGAAGTATCTATTTTCATCACCTAAACGCTTAAAGTGTGTTCTGTTTAATATATCTTTAAACTGACTGAATCCAAACTTAGGAAGCATTGTGTTATTACTAAAGTGAATAAGTTCTAGTTCATCACCAGCATCAATATCAATTGCAATCTTAATAGTTACTTTATCTTCTAATAATGCATATTCAATATTAGGTGATAGCAAATCACCGTTTCTAGTTAGCCACACATAACTTGTATCAATAGCCGGAGTTCTTAACTTAATAAATCCGTTTGTTAATTGATGGTACTCTGAATACTCAGCAGTTCCTTGTGTTACTGAAGCTCTTGCAACAACATCAAAGTTTATTCTTTCAATTTTTGCAACATCGTGATTACTAAATTGATAAACTGTGATTGACTCTCCATTCTGTGGAGCAGTTGTTAACTGTACTTGATTTGGTGTTTCATTCCAGTAGCCACTAGCATCAAAAGTACCAAAGTCGTACTCGCCATCACCTAGTAAGTAAATATCTAAAATATCACCTGCAACTCCAACACCGTTGAATAGTTCAACGCTTGAATTGTATCTGTTCCACATATAGTGTGTTGACAATATTTGTGCTACACCGTTTAGGAATACTTTAATTTTTTCTGCTGGTATTTGTGCAAGTCCAACTTGCCAATCACGCAACTTATATTCTCTAACTGCTGAAACTGTATACTGTTGATTGTATCCTGGTTTAAGTATTTTGTTTCCTACTTTAACAACTACACTATTTGCCAACGGACGTTGTGTAAACGGTGCGTTTGCTAAATTAAATGTCTGTAGTGATCCTGACCCCGTAAACGAATCTGTTGATACTTGGGAGAATGACTTAGCTGTACTATCGTAGATAACATACTGTAATAGTTTGCCTGGTAGCGGAGCAACTGATAGTCTAAGTAATACTTGCCCTGCTTTATCGTATGATGCATCAGTTTCTGCCAATACAGCATCTATAGGTTCACCATCTTGTGTAATGAACAACGATAGTCCTTGTTTAAATTCTACTGGTGTAACAAATACTGATGTTGACCCGTCACCTGTAAACGTATCTGCATCAAGAATGTTTTCACCATTTGCTGACATTGTAATAATGTTAACGCTATTACCAATAGCAGGTGCAACTGAAGCATCTAATGTTAAAGTATTATCTTGATAGTTAACAGTAAACTTAGAGTAATCTAAAATAGTTCCGTTAACCTTAACAAATATATCTTTATTACTTGCTGGTACTACTGTAAGAGCATATGTATAGTTTCCGTCAAACACATAATTGTAATTATTAATAATGCTTGACCCGTCATTAATTCTATCGTATACTTTAATATTCACACTATCAAGAAGTTGTCCTGGAACTAGTTCCTCTGGACCTTTCGATGTTAATGGTGTTACAAATCCGTCACCGTCAATAACAATATCTTCTGCTTCAATACCTCTTGCTGTTTGGTAAGCCATGTTACCACCTTGTAGCATTGTATCGTATGCATCAGCATCTGGTAAGAAACTTCCGTCCGATGTTGATTTCCTAATAACAATTACATCATTAAGTTGTGTTGATATTTTATCGTTGTCAATAATAAATGTATCTGTTTCTCCATCACCTAGTAGTGATAACATTACTGCATTTGGATTTCCTGGTACAGTAGATCCGTCATATTCTGGATCATCAATTCTGATGCCGTTTTTGTATACGTTATATGTTACGCCATTAGCTAATGGTGCTGACAATGTTAATGCAATAGTTGATCCATCTAGTTGGAAAATTTCATCTTCGTATGTTGCATCATATGAATCCCAAGTAGTTGTATAGTAAGGCTCATTACTCCAACCTGTTCCTGTATTAAACGCAAAACTCTTAACTTGAACTCCGCCGTAATCAATACCATCCATAAGTTGCGACACATCGTTACCAAGCTGTCCTGTAGTTGGATTGTAGAATAAGTTAATTCTATCCTGTGCTTGTAACATTGAAACATCTTTCTTATAGCTAACAATAATAGATGCGTTGTTTGCTGGAGGTGTTTCAAAAATTATACGACCTTTGTATCTTGCATAAGACTTATCAGTATATTCTTTATTACTAACAGAATAGTTACCTTGAAGTTCTTCAATACCGTTAACACTAATAGTAATTTGATTAGTTCTAACATCCATTGGCCATTTAACATCAAATATAGTTAAACTATTGTTTCCTGTAAATGTTTGTGTTTCTGACAATGTAGTAATTAAGAATGTTCCAGTTACTCTATCAAACTTGCTACGTAAATGTAAACTTCTAACTTTACTGTTACCTAGTTGTGCAGATATTTTAGCAGTCCTACTAGTAATTGTAGTTGACAAACTTCCTTCAACTTCAACTGTTGGTGCTGACAAATATCCTGAACCTGGATTTGTAACTTCGATGCTTACAACACTTCCGCCTGATCCTAATTTAGCAAGTCCTTTAGCACCTGTGCCGCCACCGCCAACAAATTTAATTACTGGTATTTCTGTATATCCAACACCTGGGTCACTAATATTACAACTTACAACTTCAAAGCCAACATTATCTAACCAATGCTTGTTTGGATATACATTAAGATTTGCATCTTGTCCGTAAATTAAATTGTCTTTAACTTTAAGTGATGCTGGTTCAATACGCTGTGTATCTTCGTTATACTGTGGTGCAAAATCAAAATCACTAATACTACTTTCAGTTTCGTCTGTTTTAGTATAGCTACTTAGATATTCTCTAATTTTTGTTTTAAAAGGTTTAGTTTCTTTAACAAACTCTTCGTAACTAGGCAAGCTATCATTTTGGAATGTAACTTTTTGTTGCAAGTCGCCTGCGTTGTGTTTTGCTTTAATGAAACTAGATTTAAATGCCCAGTCAACAAACGGTTGCTCTGCAAATGCATATCTAATACTTGCAAGGAATAACTGATTGTATTCAACTTCTAAGTTGTCGACAAATAAATCTTCTTTAAGTGCTTTTAATAAAATACGTAACTCTAGTGTAGGTTGGTTATCATAAAAACTAGTATCATAACTTAGTCCATCAAATCCAACATAACTCTTTGCAAAGTTATACAATGTTTCTTTAAACGCTATTGTTCCGTTTTGTCTACCAATTGTTTGATAGTTAGTTGTATAATCAGCCGCTTCTTCGTTACTAATTTTTTCTAATAGTAACCAACCGCCTGCTCCAACATTATTAATTTTAATAATATCGCCAATGCTATCATCTAATGATGTTAGTAAGTAACTTTGATCTATTGTAAAATCAACTTCTGTAAATTTACTGTATCCTGCAGAGTACCAATCAATGTAATCCCACCAAGCACTACAATCATATGACTGTGTTGATGTTCTCTCATACAATCCTGTTATAGTATTGTATGCAAATATTGACCATTTGTTGTTTACGTTTTCGTCACTCTTAACAAGTACACTAAACAATCTTAGTGCTAAGTTTGTAGATGAAGCATAGTTCTTGCCTGGATTTCTAACTGTTACTGTAGCAATACCGCCTGAAGCATTTAATGTTATTTTAATTTGTGCTTTTTCGCCATCACCAACTTGTTCAAACTTGTATATCGGAACTGTAAGATACCCTGCGCCAGGGTTAGTAATATCAACTCTAATTAATTTTCCTTCTTCAAAAATTGGAGTTAATGTTGCCGGCTTAACTTTAGAAATACTAACAAAGCCTAGTTCAGAATGTGTATCAACTGCTATGTCATATTTTGCACTAATAAGATCCGGTTGTGGATCTTTAGAAAGCAAATTAACAAAGCTAAATTCATCTACAATTAATTCTTTTACTAGCACTCTATTAACACGTTCAACAACTTGTTTAAGTGCTTCAATGTTATTTCTAAACATTGATTGTCTAGGTCTATTAAGAATTCCGTATTTCTGTTTAAAGGATAACGCTGGATCTGGTACTGGTCTGTTATAAACATCAACACCAATTAAACTATCAATCCATTTTTCTTCTAAATCTTTGTTTGGCTTACTTGTTGACAATCCATCTGTAATAAGCTGATACTGACTATGTGTATTAATGTCTTGATTTTCAATAGTCCAGTAACGGAAGTTAATTGCTTTTTTATCATCTTCAACTAAACTTCCACAGTTATATAATCCAAATCTATTATTAGCGTAGATTGCAACAAACTTATATCCTTGTGCTACCGGATCTTGAATTAATTGTGCAACATCAAATGCACTTGCACTTCTATTCTCTAAGTTAGGAATAATCTTAGTATTTTTAACCCAATAGTAATATCTGTTGTAGAACGCTCCGCTTACATTATTGTATAATCTTTTAGTTACAAATGTAGCAGTACCGTATTTAGGTGTTCCACTAATTCCTCTACTAAGTCCATCTTCTGTATCAGCTAGTTCTAACCATCTTGTTGGAGTTAATGTAGATTCAACCCATTCATACACATCTACAGATGCGCCAACCATCAACTGGTTAAAGTTTGCTGTATTATAAATGATATTATTCTGATATGGTTCAACCCATTGTACTGTACTAATATCCCACCATAGTTTACCTACATGTTCTTCAGCCCAGTAATTTTCTTGGTCAACGTTTACAGTTGATTGATCACTTTCTGTATAAGTTGCAGGATCAAATGGTGTTGAAAATGCTAATTCTTCTTCAGCTGGTCCAGCAATTTTACCTTGTATTGGATCAATGTAGTCTAGCTGTGTTGCAGTTCCACTACCGTCTTTAGCGTAAATAAACACGCCTTTAAATTTGCTTAGGTCAACTTGTTTAGTTGGAGTTCTGTATTCTATCCACGGAAGTTTATTACGCTGTCTCTTATAATCAACAACAGTTCCAATAAAGTTGTTACCTGTAGTTGATGCACTTAGCTCTGGCATTGACACATAAATGTGATTTAATGATGCGTGGACAAATTCTCCAAACCTTTCAACATCACTGTTATTAAAGGCTAATTTTTCTCCGTACAATAAGTATCCACCAACAAACTGATAAACAAACACTTCACCTGAGTCTAAATTTTCTTTACTAAACTGCGTTAGGTTGTTATCAAAGCTAGTTTCAACAGCTAAGTCCGACTCTTTATTATTAACATATTGTGCAGTAACTAGTGTGCTATCATCTAAGTATGTTTGAGGTTGCGGATCTGCTGGCAATTCGTATCTATCAAAGGAAGTATTGTTAACTAGGTTACCGCCTTGTGATGAAACCATTAATTCGTTTCCTGCAAAGTCAACTGTTTGGCCGAAGCGTTCAGCTACTGAACTATCTGGGCTAGTAAGTTCTTGGAATACGTTAAATGTTCCTTCAGTATTTTTATACACATAAACTTTGCCGTTATCATTAGCAATGCTATCGTCTAACGGTGCACCTACTGCTAATAACTCTCCATCATCTGATAAAGTAATTGCACTTGCATATTTTGTAGACGTTAACGGAGTTATAATAGACTGTGTAAATTCATAATGTCCATTGTTGAATCTGTAAACTGCAATTTTAGGATCTGCATTTTCAAAGTCTGCAACAGTAGCTAATACTTGTCCGTTCTTACTTACAGTAAACGGGTGTGCAAAATTATATAATGTATTACTTTCATCGTCGAATGTTGAATCACCATCTGGTTGTACTCCAGTATCGTTTGGAACATAGCCTAAGAAATCTGTCTGCTTTGGTAGTAACGTCCAACTATTTGAAAACACACCTGCCGCTTGATTCGTTGTACTCTGATAAAAGTTATTACTATAAAGAACAATGTCATCAGTATAGTAAGGTGTTGCCTCACTAAATATTCCTTTATAATACGGATCTCTTGTTACACGCCAATCATAAGTTCCGTTACTATCATATCCTGTTTTAACAAAATGTATTCTACCTGGATTAGTACCGTTGCCTGCACCTGGAGCACTTACAAATAATGTATACAAGTTAGTATGTTTAGTTAATACTAGCTGTGTTCCTAAGTTTTTATCATTGCCACGTTCTAAATTAGTATACCCGTGTTGTAAAGAATATTCACCACTACCAGTTT